TTACAGGTATCCGAGTATCCCCCACCACCAGATGTTGAGGGATGGATAGTCCACAGCAGTGATCGTGCGGGGGTCAATATTGCTCTCGCTACTCCATCGAAGAGAAAAATTCGTTCTAACCGGCGGTTGCTCCGGTTGGACGCGGCTGGTGGCCTGCACGATGAACTCGCAAGCGAGCGTGGGAGCTGATGTAACCTTGTTTCCGTCCTTGTCTAACACAAAGACAGTAATGCTTGACTGGCCAACAGCCTTCACGACGGGCCGAAAGGTCGTATTGAACGGTGATACCGAGACCTGATACCCGAAGAGGTTGCCACCTACCGCATTGATGACCAGTTCGCCGTTTGAGCTGTTATAGCTAGCAATCGAAAGGTTCTGAGCATCGCCAGTGAAGCCATATCCGGGTTCCCCTTTCCACGCGATCCTCCCAGCGTGTACCAACCCTCGCAGTCTGTGAAATTCAACACGCGTGGTCACACTGTCAATAGCCGTTGCCTGAGCATGCCATTGCCCCGGGGAGTCTCCCGCCTGCGGGTTGATGTTGATGGCGGCCGTTGGGCAGTAGTCATGTGACACATAGAGGCTTCTGCCCAATGCATCCCAGTACAACTCCTTTATTCCTTTGCCGGATGCAACTCGCCAGACGCCATCTTCACTTCGAGTCAACACCGCGCGCAGGTCTCGAAACATGGAGATGTCGCTGTAGACCTCCCCGACGGACGGCCCGATACGCAGATTGAGCTGCGCTCCAGTTTCGTCTACCAACGATGCCCCACCGATGGTCACGGTTGAGAGGAAATCGTGATGGATGCGGATGCGCTCTCCGTTTGTAGAAACATCGAAGCCTGCGCCGAGTGCGTTCCGAATGCCTAGGGACGCGTGCTTTGACTCCCGTATCACTCGCCAATACTGATACTCGTTGCTGCGATCCCCGTTGTTTCTGATCGCACACATCATTGGCGCCCAGCCGGGCTGACCGGGGAGTCCTACATCCTGCGGCCCGACGATTTCGCCGAGCTTGTCGGCGAGCCGCCGCGAGAGCCCCCCGGCCCTCCGATGGCCAATATTCGTCGTCCCCCCGTCCTGGGACAGCACCAGCGCCAGCCCTGTGGCGCTGTCAGCAGCGGGCACAAATACGGAAGGGCTTGCCGATGGCGTATCGGTAAACGCCAAGAGCTTCCCGCGTCGCAACGCGGCATTGGGCAGATCAACGATGGTTGGCTCGGGGACCCGGAGGCTACTGGCCAACAATGCGCTAGCTTGGTCGAAACTGGCCATGGCACGACTGGCCGACTCTCCTGCTGCGTTGGAGAACACCCGAGCTGCAGCCACTTCTGCCTGTGCCTCGTATAGAGCTGGATACGGGGGAGGATTGACCTGAACAGTCAGCTCTGTTTCAGCAGCGATGGGATCATCGACAATGGTTACTTCGACGCGCTGCATGAGCCAACCGGACGCGTGGGCTATCAGCGTATAGAACGTTCCGTCACCTGTCCGGGTGTTGGGCCAGATATGCCCCGTGTAGTCCCCAGGGACGGCAGGGTCCTCGGCCAGATCCCACTGCAGCGGAACAACGTCGACGCCGTCGACCTGATAGGCGGACAGCGTTGCTTGAACTTGGGCGCCAGCCAATGGGGTTCCGGTGTGAGACCGCAGATGCAACCGGATGGGACGAACAAGCAATGTCATACGGTGAACTCCGGCAATTCGGCGATCAGGTCTTGAACAGAGGGAACCGGACGGGTACCCGATAGCACTTCAGCCAGCAGTTCGTAACATCGCGCCCAAACCTCGGATCTCCACGCTCGTAGCGCTTGTCCCTCGACTTGAAACTTCGGTACGGCCGCCTCGTCGGCATAGGTCACTGCGGTGAAAATACTGTCGTAGCCCAGCCCCCGGGCCACGTTATCGAGATGGGCCTGTACGCTCGCAGTGAGCGCTGCCTGTTGCTCTTCGGGGGTATCCCCAGGCAGAACGGGCTGCTCTTCCTGGTCGAGCGCCACGACCGTCCAAACTTCGTTTATTTGGTCGAACACCTGGACATGGCCAGCGGGAACCTCCTCGCTGGCCAGCGGTTCGATGAACGTCGACCAGGCCGGCAACAGGTACGTCCCGGGGCGTCGTTCCGACTCATCGGCAACGCTGGCACCCAGCAAAACCTTCGTTTTCCGGTCGTAGTGATAGGCAAGTGCGGCGGTCATGACGGCCTCAAGTTTTGATCAGGAAAGGGACGGCAATGTTGATCATCCGAGTCTCGCTCCCGCCTACCGAGCCCGTCGTGAACGGATGGACATGCCCACCCGCCGGATTGGAGCGGAGCAAGAGCGGCAGGCTGCCGTCGCTAGAAAAGTCGTTACCGTCGTTGGTGGCCAGGCCGTCCTGCCCGGTGACTGGGGTGTCGTGGACATGATCGGGTTCATAGTCGGTAACGCCCGTATGGAAGTGGGCAGCAAACTGGCTTGCCTGACGCCGTCCCCGTTCGCGCCCCGGATCGATGCCTGCTCCGTCGTCCAACGCGCGCAGCACGACCGCGCGAAAGTCCGGCCCGCGGAACGTCGTGACGCCGTCGCCCACGCTGTAGCGCCCGAACAGTCCCGCCGCCCAATCGGCTTCGCTCACGAGGCCATCGGCTTGGGCATACGCGAACAACTCGGGATAGTCCTCACGCAGAAGAATCGGACCATTTCCCTTGACGGTGCCAGGGCGCGGCACTCCACCCGAGTTGAAGATGATGTCGCCAGGGCGCAAGGTGGCCGCGCTCAGGGCCGGCAACTGGTCCAGAATGCTCTGCGCTGCGCGATTGATCAGCACCTTAATGGCGTTGCGGAACACCTGGTACGACGTGGGCGTATCCGGATCGAACTGGACGCCGGCCAGTTCAGCCGCACGGACCACTTCCATCATGCTCCAGATAACGGAGTTCATGTCCTTCTCGGATACCGCCGTGGGCACGGCCTGATTCTCACGGTGCAACCGCTGCCCGGTCTCCGCATGCGTGGCGTAGCCAGGGCTTAGGGTGTAGTCCATCAAACCCCCTTTATATCAAGATGAAATTGAGGTGAAACCGCGCTGGAACGGTCCTGGCCAGGACGCAGCGCAGCTCATGGGCGACCAGGTCACCCAGCAGCAACCGCTGGCCAACGTGGCACTGGCCGACGCGGAAGCGCCCAGCCGGCAACTGGATCGTGATGTACAGCTCGCCGCCGAGGCGGCCGAGCGCGCGGCCGACCTGGTGCCGGCCACAGCGGAATGGCGTGTTGTAGGCGATCGTGGCCACGTAGCCCAGGCGCAGACACAGCGCCTCCAGGACGGCCGGCGCGGCAGGGCTGGAGTCGGCCAGTGGCAGCACGGTGCCCCTAAGACGGCTCAGCAAGGCCCTTTTCCGGTCCTCTACGGCCTGATCGTCCCCGAAACAAGGGTCAGGCAGCCCCGTGGCTTCTTCCCACTCTGCGAGGCGATTTACGGTGGTGATCGGCTGCCAGTCGGCGACCGCCGCTTCGGACGCGGTATTCAGCGCGTCGAGCTGCCTGGCGTAGGCGCGGATGGTCTGCATGAGCGTGGACAGCGCATGCCGTGGCCAAGCCAGGCCGGGCGGCAGCAGATGCGCGAGGGCCTGATAGAACCGATCCATCAGACAAACCCCACCGAATTGAGCACCAGCAACTGGTCGTAGCGGTCGACCGTGAGCATGCCGCCGCTGGTGATCGCGGGCTCGGTGATCTGGTGGTTGTACTCGCCCGATACGCCGCTGATCGCCTCGACCAGGTGGCCGTGGGGGATGCTGCCGCCAGGCGCGGCCTCCCGGAAGAAGAGATCCTGCAATTCCAGCGTGACTTCGGACCGGATCGCGGCCGTATCCGGGGCCAGCTTGATGACCAGGTCGATCAGGACGGGATCCGGAACAATGACGTGCAGTTCGTCAGGCGGGCCGCGCTCGGGATCTTCGATGTAGGCCCGGACCAGCTCGCGCTGGCCAACGGTAGGCAGGCCCGGCGAGACGTTGCCGTCGGCCATGATGATGACGCCGGCCGAGGTCGGCCCAGCCGGATTGCGCACGCCCCAGGCCCGGGTGATGCCGGGAAGCTGCAGCGCCCACCGGGCGTAGTCGGCCGGCGCTCCGCCCATGGGCTCGCTGCTCAGACGCTGCTGCAGGCGGTAGATGGCCTCGGTATCGGTCTCGCGGTCGGTACCGTCCACCCCGGAGTCGGGAACGACGGTAAATCCGCTGTCGATACCGGCCACCGCCGCCACTAGGCTCACGCTGGCGCCTGCGGCCAGGTTCGCAGCGGTCCCGGCCAGCAATGCGACCACATCGACGACGATGATGCCGTCGACCACCGTGCCGCCAGTGGTAACGCTGAACTGCTGGCCGTTCTCGGCCTGCAGCAGCGTGCCGACATCGAGCTGGGTGCCGTCGACGCCCGTGCCGCTCAGCCGCCGCGTGGCGGTCGTGGCCTCTTTGCGCGGCATGCCGTAGGTTTCCAGCCAGCCGTCCAGGAACTCGTCGACGGCCTTGATGGGAATGGCTTGGCGGGCGATGAAATCGCGCAGGTAGCGGTATGCCCCGTGCAGGCCCACGGCCTGGACGAACGAGAGCGCCTTGATGTTGCTCCTGGCCAGCGCCAGGTCGGTGGCACTCAGGGACGCGGTGCTGTTGGCGTGGGCTTGGGCCAGGGAATCCTGCAGCAGCGCAGCCGCGCTCTGGACCAGGGCGGAAATGCTGGGGATGGGGACATTCAGGGGCGTGGTGCTCATGCGAACACCTTGCGGATGCTGGTGGCCCACAACACGTCATAGACGGGCTTGAGGTTCTTGGCCTCGTAGATCCTAGGCCGCAGCGCCAGGCGGTCGCTGGTCGGCCCGGCCCACTCGGCGAGCACGTCGACGCGTTCAGCGATGCCGTCGCGCACCAGCCATTGCAGCGCTTCCCAGGCGGCGAACCGGGCGCGCTCCAGGATATCCGTCACGGACTTCGTGATGTAACACAGCCACAGCTCGGACCCCCAGCGATCATTCAGTGCCAGGTCAGCGTCGGTGGACGGCGGCGCCATGTATTCATCGCCGCACCAGCCGCGCCGGTCGGTCTGATTGACGGGCAGAACGGTGTCATCGTTCGCGCGCCGGTCGCTGAACAGGGAGATGATGACGGCCGAATGCAGCGTGTCGTCGAGCTGCAGGACCCGGACGATCTCGACATCAACGTCGCCGGCATCGAGAAAATACGGGGTGTCGTCGCCCACCCAATCCCCGTCCGCCGCGACCGGCAGAATGCGCCAGTCGAACGGCAGGTACAGGGGATTGTCGGTCGTGGTGGGTGCGGTGCGGATGTCGATCATGTCGGCCCGCCAGAAACTGGCTTGGAATGGGCCTCATGATCGGTTTAGATGGGGGTTTGCGGCTTGATGAAACGTTTCACTAGGTGCCGGTGGCCACAGGTCCGCCCGAGATATCGGGACCCGACTCGACGCCGCCATGGCGGTGGGCTTTGCCGCTGATGCCGGCGAATGTGACATCGACGGCGCCGTTTACCGTGCCTGTGCAGTCGATATCACCCTCGACGCGCATGTTGGCCTTGACCGTGACCTGGTCGGCCACGACTTCGACCTGGCGGCCGGCCTTCAGTATGACGTGGTGGCCGTCTTTATGCCATACCGCCACTTCGTAGGCGTCGAGCTGGGGGCGCTCGCCGGCACGGTCCATCCGCAGCACCACGGTATGGCCGCCGGCCTCGATGACCAGGCCCTGGCCGTCCCCAGGATTGCCGGCGAACCCATAGTCCTGCCAGCGCTCGACACCGTCGCGGGTCTGATCGTCGAACACCTCGACGCGGACCTTCTGGACCCCGCCGTCCTTTAGGCCGCGCATCAGGGCGCGGCGCAGCAAGCCCATCATGCTCATTCCTTGTAGTCCAGGATCATCAGCGGCCCCTTGCCCTTGCGAGGCTTGCGGCGCAGCTTGGTGTTGAGCGGCACGGTGTCATAGGCTTCTATCGGCCTCACCAGCAGCTCGGTCACGTCGCCCTCGCGCAGGTCGACGGTATGCCGAACCTCGGCGATCAGCCATTCCACGCCGTCCAGGCCGGCGATGTCGTCGTACACCGGCACGCGGGTATTGATCTCCCAGGGCACGCCCTTGAAGGTCCAGCCCTCCAGGACGTATTTCAGGCCATACGCCTGGCCGCGCCGCACGCGCATTGTGTGGTCGACTAGGCGCTGCATGTCAGACGGCTCGTTATTGCCGTCGGCGTTGATCACCAGCGGCAGGTAGCGCTTGATATCGGGATCCTTGGCGGTTGCCTTCTGCTGGCGTGCCTGCTCGAAATTCGCCACGCCGCCATACAGATCGCCCTGGCCGTACACGTTGTACTCGGAGAACCGCTCCGCATCGGTGCCCACCGCCTGCATGCTGATGACGTTCTGTCCGCGCACGATGGCCCCGGCCGCTTTGTTCTTGCCCGCCTTGGTCAGCAGCAACTGGCCGGCGGCCGAGGTCGTGGCCAGCACGCCCCGCAGCCGCGTCGCCCTGGCCAGCGCCGCGACGACGGTTTCCCCGTGCTGCAGCTTGAAATCGTTGATCGTCGCGCCCAGATCCGTGTCGACGACCACGTCGATTCCGAATGGCTGGCACAGGTCGCGGGCGATTCGGTCCAGCTTGACGTTCTGCCACTGGCCGCCCTTGTGAATTGCCGAGCACTGGACCAGGTCGCCGGTCCGGCTGCGCCCTTCGATCCGGAAGCCGCAGTCGTCGCGGCGGTAGAACGGCTCGGCCGCCAGAACGTAGCCCGTGGCCACCACGGTCTGGTTGATGCGGACCTTGATTTCGTCCTGGCGGGCGATGTTCGGCGGAAAACCCGGCACTAGCGACACCGGGATCGAAAACCGGCTGCTGATCGTCTCGATGGACCGTTCCACGCTCGACTCCAGCCAGCCTTCGTAATCCCGGCCGGCGACGGTCACGTAGACCCGGTCCTGCTCTTTGGTGTAGGTCGTGGGCATATCAGTCGTGCTTGATGATGCGCAGTGGCGTACCCGGCGGGACCAGCAGCGGATTGCGGATATGCGGGTTCATGGACAGGATCTCGTCGGCCCAGCCCACGGTCCCGAAGAGGCGATAGCTGATGAAAATGGCCGGCTGCCAGCTCTCGGGGGTATACGTGGTCAGCCTGGCCAGGTCGCGGGAGCGGGCCTGCAGGTCGGCCAGCAGGGAGGCGTGCAACTGCATCAGGGCCTGGTGCGCCGGCAGGCCGTCCGTGGTCGCCACCGCATTGCCCTGGGCGGCCGTGGATCGCATCAACCGGGTCAGCAACCGAGACATATCCAGCCGCAGGGCCAGCGCCTGGTCGTAGTTGTCCAGCTCGATCTGGGCGATGGCTCGCACCGCCATGCAGGCGGTCAGGATCTCGATCAGCAGCAACAGGGCTTCGCTCGCCCGCTGCTCGCGCTGCCGACTGGGCGCGTTGTACGGGCTCTGGGTGGGGGCGAACGCCGCTTCGAGCTGGTCACGGCTGCTCGACGGCGTGAACTGCCCGCTGGTGTTGGCGCTGGTGTACGCCTCTTCGACAATGCCGGTTGGCTTGATCCCGAAGTTGCGCGCGGCGGAGAACACATCCCAGGCCGCGCCCGTCTCCAGATCCGTGGGGATCCTCAGGAGATCGCGGACGCGCTGGGCGAAGAGCCCGGGGAACATCGCCAGCTCGGACAGCGGCATGGTGTAGTACGTCCGGACCAGATCGTTGTAGTAGTCGAACGCCTGGTTCACCACGGACAGCCCGTTCCACAGGACATCCAGGCCGGCGCGCATACGGCCGAGGATGTTTTCCCGTGCCCAGCCAGCCAGGCCACCGAACCCGGCGTTCGCCTCGTACTGCTCGATAGCGGCGTCCTCGGCCTGGCCAGCGGCGTCCACCAACTGCTCGCGGGTGTTGACCACGCCCACCGGGTAGCGGCGGGTCTCGGCGCGCACGAACGTGATGTCCAGGCGTGCCATGCCACCCTCGGCCGCCGGCGCCTCGCGCACCGTGTACCGGCCATGGACCCAGCAACGGATGGACCCGCCCGTCGGGTGGACCAGGACACCTTCGCCTTTCAGCACCTCGCGCAGCCGCGCGAGCTGGTCCAAGTAGTCGTCGCCGATGACGTAGGCCGAGAGCTTGATTTCCTCGGCCGCGGTGCCCATGGAAAACACCGTGGGCAGATCTTGAAACGGGTATTCGCGCAGTACCGTGTTCTCGCCGGCCGACAGATCGACGGTGTCGACCTGGAACGGCACGTCGCGGAACGACGCCATGCGCAATTGCTCCAGCCAGGCGGGCGTGGCCATCAGTTTCCTCCGGGATTCGTGGGGCCGGGATCCAGACGCAACCCGCTGCTGAACTGCTGCAGCACCTGCGTATTGACCCGGGAGCGGTCGTCCGTGACGCGCACCTCAACGCCCAGGCGGGCACCCTTCAGGTCGACTTCCACCCGCTGGGGCTCGACCTGGCCGAGCGCGCGGCCGGCGCTGGCGACCTGCTGGCCCGAGAACATCATCAGGGGGGACGGCTCGCCATACAGCGTTCCCAGTCGAGACGGCATGCCGGGGGCCAACTGGGCGGGCGCGCGCTTGCTGGGCGGCGTGAACACGCTCTGCGCCTTGGCGTAGGCATCGTAGGCATCGCTGATCCCGCCTTGCAGCCAGCGGGCGCCGAGGTAGCCGCCGATACCGCCAATCACGCCGCCCGCCAGCGTTCCGAGCCCGGGGAACACGGCCGTCCCCAGCGCAGCGCCGGCCGTGGCGCCGCCCCAGCCGCCGGCCAATCCCGCGCCGACTACGCCGAGATCGCGGGATTTTCTCGCTCCGGTCTTGCTGTCGTCCAGGATGATGGAGCCGGCCTCGACTCCCGCGCCGACATAGGCCAGCGGCGCGGCCAGGCGCCCGAATTTGCCCGCCTTCTCCAGGATGGCGGCACCCCGGAGGGCTTTGGCATCCTCGGCCGCGAGCTGGGCCGCCCAGGCGGGCGAGACGCCGCCCGAGCCCATCATCAACGCCTGCGCGGCGGCTAGGCGCGGGCCGGCAGCGGCGGCATTTGCGGCCGTGCCGGTTGCCCCAGCGGCGCCTGCAGCAGCAGATCCGCCGGCAGCAGCGGCTGCGCCTCGGGATTTGAACCAGCTCAGCAATGAGGCTCCACCCAGGGCGGCGGCGGCTGTCGTGATCAGGGTTGTGGCCCCAGCAACTGCCGTCGCCAGCAATGGGAACTCACGGGCCAGGCCAGTGACCGAGTCCAGCAGGGTTTTCATGGGGCCGCTGACTTCGTTGAAAACACGGCTGTTGGCGATAGCGGCCTCGTTCCCCGCCTGTTGTGCGGCGAAAGATGCCGTGCTCGAAAGAACCTCAAAGTTTTTCTTGGTGGCGTCCCCATTGTCGGCCTTGGTCGCCGCCTGAACCCGTTTCATGTACTCGCGGTTCTGTCCCATCGCAATCAGTGCCATCAGAGCCTGGCGATCCTGAACAACCTGTCCAATCGCTCCGCCCTGCAAAATGCTCACCATGGCTTCCAGGGTATCTTTGCGCTCACTGCCGGTTTCTTTCTCGGCGCGCGCCTTCAGGCGGGCGTATCCCTTGTCCGAGGCCGCTATCTGGTCTATCAGGCTCAGGAAGGCTGCCAACGGCGTTGCGCCTTGCTCACGAGCCTGCGCGAGTGATTTCTGCAGGTCGACGCCTTTCAGCTTGCCTGTCTTGGGATCCGGGATTTCTAGGTTGGCGAAATCTCGCTTTGTATCGTTGCTGTTGATCTTCAATAGCAGATTGTTGAGGTTGTTCCCCGCCTCATCCTTCGTCCCTGCGGTGATGACGGACGCCTGGGCCGCCGCCAGCAGTTCCTCGAACGATGACATACCTTTCATGCCCAGCATTCCCTTGGAGCTGGCCATCATCTGGGGGAGCCAACGTGCCATGTCCCGCAGCTCAAACCCGCCCTCCTGACCGGCGACAATCGCTTTGGAGATCAATGCCGGAATGTCCTTGGGCGCTATATCGAAGTTCTGCATCGCACGTATGGCGATCTGCGAGAGATCCGTCACGTCTGCGCCGCTGGCCGTCGCAGACTTCTGTAGCTCCGGCAACATGCCTAGCGCTACATCGCGTTTGACGACACCCGACGCCAGCAGCTCACTTAACGCTGTTGCGGCGGTTCCCCGCGAGCCTCCAGCATCGCGCACGGTGTTGTTGATGACCTGCTCCAGAGTGCGCATGCCAAGAATCCGTGCTGCCGGGGTCTCGTCGCCATAGGCCACGTTGGCCATGTGCGCCAGTTGCTCGTCGAAGTTCATCGGCTTGCGTATCTGCGCCGCCGCGACGGCGCCACCAGCAGCAGCCCCCACCGCGACTTGCGCGCCGCCCTGACCAATTCGTCCGAGCACCAGGCGCGTCCGCTCGGCATTGCGCCGCACGTCGTCCAGGCGCTGGGCGATGCCGCCCAGGTACGTCACGGTCCGCTGCAGCGACGAGTTGCCCACGCCGAAGCGCGACATGCTCGCGTCGGCGCGGCGGACGGCCTGGGCCATGCGCTCCGCACCGCGCTCCACCCGCTGCATGCCCTCGCTCGTGCGCCCCAGCGCGGCCTGCGCCGTCTGCCCTGTCCTGGCCAGGTTGCGGTCCGTTGCCGTGACGGCCTTGTCGACCTTGACCATGGCGGTCTGCTGACGCTTGGACGCATCCTCCAGCGCCTTGGCGTTCTCGGCAGCGCGGCGCCGCAAATCGCCCGTCAGGTTGATGATGTATCGCAGGGTTAGGCTGCTCATTTACGGCCTCGCTTGGCTGCTTTCATCGCGCTGTCCAGTTCCTTCGCCCAGCCTTCAAGCTGCGCCTTTGGCGTCTGTCGCAGCGTAGTCGGCGAGCATTGCAGGGCCATCCCGAGATTCAGCACCAGGCTCTGCCACCTCCCCAGAATGGCCCTCGGATCGCGGGGCGCTGGGGTCCTCCGCGCGCTGACCCGATACAGCCAGGTCGAATTCCGCCTGGTCGATCAGTCCGTGTCGGAGCTGGGCCGCCATGGTGATCAACAAGCAGCGCTGCTCGATTTTGGAGAGATCCTGGGGCGACAGACGCGAGAACGTCCGCAGGTCCAGAACCGCGTCGTCCAGGGGATCCAGGCCGCTCGCCGTGAATCGCTGGACGTGGCGCAGCGTCATGGCCACGCGGTACGTCTCGTCGGACACCAGCAGCGTCGGCTTGCCCGCGATGTAGACGACGCGTTCGGCCATCTGCACGGCCGCCAGCTCGTCGGCGACCGTGGTTTCGCGCAGTTCGACCGTCTTGTATCGCACGGACTGGGTGCCGACGGTCGAGGGCAGGCCATCGGTCAGCGTGAGGGTGAAGAGGTTGTCGGATTGCATCTCGGCTCCAGGCTGGTCAAGCAAAGAGGGACAGCGCGGTACGCGGCTGTCCCCCGGAGGTCATGGGAACCGCCCTAGGCGGCTACAGCCACTGCAGCGGCGTCAGGCAGTTGAACGTGAGGTCGACCGAACCGCTGCCGATATCGCCCATGCTCCCGAAATTGCATTTCCCGGCCCGGACGCGGCGGCCGGTGTGCAGGTTCGTCAGCACGATCTGCGCCCCGCATACCCCGCTGAACTGCTCCGGCGTGGTGGCCGGCCCGAATTGCAGCTTGCAGCGGATGATCCTGGCCACGCGCGTGCGCCGCGTGAAATCGGGACCACTGGCCGAGGCAACCACCTCGGACTGGAACCCGGCCGCGCCTTCGATGGTCGCGGAGCCGTCCTCGAATGGAATGTCGATACCGTCGATGCGGATGCTGTCGATCTTGTACAGCTCGCTGTCGCATGCCATGTTCGCTTGCTCCTTAAACGTGGCCGGCGACGAACTCGCTGGTCACTTCGGTTTGATAGTGCTGGGTGATCAGGACCGGCTGGTCGATGATCTTGAGCTTGCCGTTTGCGCCATCGACCTCGACCAGCAGCGTTTTCTTGTAGAACTCCATGTTCTGGAACAGGCCGGCCTGGATGAACTGGTCGTAGTTGTTCAGCATGACTTCTTCGCCGAGCTGCGCGGTCATGATCTTCTGACCAGGGATCGGATCCACCATGTACTCGGCCAGTTTGTAGTCCCGGTAGCTGACCCGGAAAACGTTGACGGTGAACCAGCGGTAGTAGGACAGGGTCTTGACCCAGTTGAGGTTGCGCCAGCTCGGGTCCGAAGCGCCGCTGGGGTGCTTCTTGTAGTTCGTGACCATGCGCAGCAGGTTGGCCGTGCCATCGTCCATCACTTCCAGCACGGAACCACCCGCGTTCAGCAGGTTGTTCCGCTGCTCGCCCTCCCAGTCCTCTTCCAGCCTGGCGCCCAGGTAGCCAGCGAGCGCCACGCCCGTGAACGGCACGGCCGGATCCGTGGAGCAATGGCCCTCGATGGCGGCCCCGGCCATGGCGGCGGTCTCCCAGGGGTTGGTCAGGTCCTTGGTCACGCACAGGGTGTGGACCTGGTTGCTGTTGCGCGGCGCGAGCCAGGTCGTAACGGTCCCCTCGGTGCCGCGCACGACGTTCACGACCTGGCCGTCCTGCATGTTGTCGAATCCCCAGCGTCGCTCCAGCTCGGCTTCGATGACGGCCATATTGGCGCTATCGGTGTACGGCATGACGATCTCGGTGGCGCGGTAGCCGTTCATCTTGGCAACCGCCGCCGAGACATCGGGGTTGACCGCGCCGCCCGCCATCGCGGTCACGGCCACCGTAACGCCCGTGGGCAGAATGTCGTCGGCGTAGTAGGCGACACGGATGTCGATATCGTTGCCCGTCGCGCCCGCCCAGCGGCAGGTCAGGTCGATCTCGCCCGCCGTGGCCGACGCCACGGCCGTCACGGGCAAGCTGGTCACGGCATTGATGGCCGCGACCAGCTTGGTACGCAGCGTCGCGGCGGTGTCCGCCACGGTCATGCCCACGCGGATGCGTTCGCCACCGATGTAGACCATGACTTCGCCCGCGCCATGCCCGACACCGGCCGTCAGCGCGAGCTTGCCGGTGGCGGCCACGGCGGTAGCGTCATCGGCCAGGACGATGACATCGATGGGCAGGCCGACCACGGCATTCGCCTTGGCGGCACGCCACATGGCCAGCAGCATCGAACCTTCGCCCAGGGTGCCGACGGCCTCGGATTCGGTGGAGATGCGCATGCGCTTGCTGGTGTTGACGCCGGCCGGCGGGTTGGCCTGGCCGATCAACAGCAGGTTGCGGGGCATGCCGACCAGGCCGCGTATTGCTTTACTGGCGTCGAACTTGTGCGCGGTGAACGGCACCAGGAAATTCACAGACAGTAGGTTCGGGATCATGGTGATTCCTGTTGGGGCGTTGAAATATGGCCCGGCCGCTTACTGGCGGACCAGGTCGCCGTCCTGCAGCAGCCGCAGGACGCGGGCGGTAACCGTGGCGGCGGACGGCTCGGTCTCGCTGTACACGCCGCCGTACTCGGTATTGGCGACCAGGCGGCCAGTGCCAGCGACAACGTCGATCACATCGCCCAGGCGCGGCGGGGGTTTGGTTTGCTTCATCGTCGGGGTTTCCTCGTTGGGTACGTCGGCCACGGCCGTCGCGCGTTCACTGCGTTTCATCGGTCTTCATCCTCACTTCGTGCTCGACGACCAGGTCGGGTAGATTCGGGGGCGACACTTCCGTGGCCACAGGGCTGGCGGAACTGTCGATGTCGATCTCGTGCAGCTCGGGCAAATCAGGTAACGGCAGCCGGTGGGGGAATGCCGCCTCCTGCCACCACGCCACCATCCAGAGAGCCAGGCCGGCCTTGTCCAGCTTGGGCGAGTGCAGGTTCTCCGCGACCTGGCCTTCGGGCTTGCCCAGACATCCTTCGCCGCGCCAGTCACGCGTCAGCCGCGAGATCAGCTCGGCGCGGTCCATGGCGTCCTGCAAGCGCTGCTCGCGCTTGGCGCCCTTGGTCACGACGAACACCGCGACCCGAACTTCCCAGACATCGAATCCGGACAGGTAGCTGCCGACGGCTTTCTTGCGCCACCCTACGCAGGTCGACAGCGCGGCCGGGCAGTCGAAGGAGAGGCGCGGCACGTCGTCCACGCCGAACTCGCCGCCGTAGATCGTCACGTCCTTGAAGAAACGGCCCAGCTTGGCCTTGATGGAGGCATTCAGGGTCTTCAACAGGTCCGACGTGGCCAGCTCGGGCGATTCGTAGCTCATTGCATCCCCCTGATGCCGTCGAAAATGAGTTCGCCGATGTAGGCGGCGTCTTCGCTGTTGACGCCCAGCACCGGCCGCGCTTCGATCACGGTCTTGTGGCCACGGCCAGCACGCCCGCCGAAATGGTGGATGCGGGCATAGGGCGAATCGCTGCCGGCCGCGACCCCGTCCCGGACCAGCTCGTATTCGCCGTAGCTCTGGTACAGCAGCCGCTGGTCCATCAGCGTCTGACCTGACCGGGCGATGGCGGCGGCCGACTGCGGCATCGGCGAGCCGTCGACCAGGCGCTGATCGTCGAAACGGTCCTGGATCTGGCCGACCATGTAGTCGCCGATCTCCTGGCGTACTGCCCGGAAATCCTGCCGGGCCAGGCGCTTCATGTGTTGCCGAATGATCTCGTCCGGAAACTGCCAGCGCACCGACACGCCCCGCTGTGCATCGCTCATTTACCGAAGGCTCCCCAGTTGTAGGCGCTCGGCAGATGGCCCGAGCGGACCCGACCCGACGACGATGCTGGCGGCTCCAACAGCTTGACCGTGCCGCGCGCCACGTCTTTGAGCCAGTCCTTCCACTCCTTGCAGCGCTCTTTCTGCGCGTCCGTCTGGTTGTCCGGGTCGTCCATGAGCTGGCACCGGGACAACTCCAGGCAGCACGTCGTCAACGGCGTCTGGTCGACCTGGTCGGCATCCAGCGGCAGGGCCACCGCGCTACGCAGATAACCGTCCATGAAGCGCTCGGCGCGGATGATCACGTCGCGTAGACGCTTCGCCGCTGCCAGGGCGGCCGCCTGTTCGTCCGGCGTGGTGTCAGGGTCGAACGCACCTTCCAACGCCTGGCGCAGCAGGTCGGCGGTCAGCAGCTCGGCTTCGTCGCGCAGCAGTTGCCACGCCTCGTCGAATCCGTACTCCTGGACGAAATCCTCTGCCGTCGCGTACATCAGCGCGCCGCCTTCTTAGCCGCCTTCCTCGGGGCCGCTTTGCTGCCGCGCTTGGCCGCCGGCCTGGCGGCTGGGAGGTTGGGCGTCAGGGTCACTTCGGCGACCTGGACCGGCTCGGCGTCTTTCCCGGCTTGTCCCGCGTTCGCCGCATTCTGCGGTTCCAGCGCGGGGTCATGGTTCGCGGCGCCGACCTGGTCGGGTGCGGGTTGCTGCGAACTGTCCGGGCCAGAAGACTCGGCGACAACACGGACGAGGGTGCTGCCGATCTGGTCGCGCACGTCGTCTTCCAGGGCAAATACGCGATCGCCCACGGCGCGAGAGCGGCGATATAGCCGCACAGGCGCGATAACCTCGAATTCGACCTGCTCATCGTTTTGATCCATGGTTTCCTCTCTGTTTGATCCGCCTACCCGGATGGCCCCGTACCACTGCCGCGCCATCCGGGGGCGCCCCTGCCGCCTCGCTCGCTGGTATTAGGGGGTGATCACGTCCTTGAGGTAGAAACCCAGGGCGGGGGCGCAGATGACTTCCTTGACGGTTTCGCCGGAGCGGACCATGCGGCCGCCACGCAACCCAATGTTGCGGTCGTCCCAGGCGCCGGCCACGCGCTCCCCGGTTTGGGCGGTGAACCCGAACGTGACGTTCGCGCCCTCGACGACGCCCGCAATCTTGGCAGCGGCCTCGTCCTGGTAGATGAACGACACACCGCCACGCCAGCAGGGGTTGAGGTTCGCGGCCTGGCCCGGCTTGGCGATGTTGACCAGACTGCGGCCCACCAGGACCTTGTCCAGCTCCAGCAGATCGGCCACCTGTTCACGGGTTACCGCGCCCGAGTCGCCGCTGTTGCCGTGCACGGCCTTGACGATGGCCGGATGGGTCCGGAAGGCGCGCCATTCACTTTGGCCGAACGTGACGACGTTCGGGCGCATGATCGGGCGATCCAGCACGTCCAACACGAGGCCCAGCGCATCGGAGGTGGGATCGTCGAAGCGATCCCCCGCCGACACCGTTTCCGAGTTTCCTCCGTAGCTGGCGGCTTTGAACACGAGATTGGCGGCGCGTACCTCGCGGCCCAGCAGCACCAGGTTCATCAGCCATTCCGTGGTCATGCCCTCGACGTTGGTGTTGTCCGGGGCGTCCCGCTCGTCGCTGAACGGCAGGGGATGTTCCAGGCCAAAATCCGCCGTGGAGTCAGTGACCAGCTCGCCCTTGAATTCGACCTGGTTGACGCGCGAGCGACGGCCTACCTTCGAGTCGGGCACGGTGAACTGCTGTTCGATGGGGTACTTCTGGTACTTGAACTCCGACTTCTTCAGCGGCGCGGTGCGCGGCAGGACCAGGTCGGCGATCAGTTGGCGGTTCTTGACGAGGACCGCGATGGCGGTCAACTGGGGATCGGTGGGAAACGGGCTGGGCATGGTGGCTCCGAGAGAGGTTAGAGAGAGAAGCGCGGGGGCTTAGGCGCCCGCCGCCGTGCCGGTCGTGCGGTCGATCAGGACCGCGCCGATATCGCCCGCTACGCCCGTGACCTGGGCGAAGCCGATGCCGGCGGCTGTGTCGGCCGCCACGACCGCGCGGCCCTGGGCATCGCTTTTGAGGCGATTGCCGCGCGTCACGGCGCCGCCGTACACCACAGGGGCGATACCGTCGAGCTGGACATCGATGCGCTCGCCATCGGCCGCGCCTACGTCGGTCGAAACGCCGTACAGCACGCCAGCGGCGGTGCCTTGGGCGACCTGGTCGTCGCCGGAGAACTGCACGATGCGGCGGTCCGCGATGGCGCCCGAGGCGACTTCGTTGGAGATCAGGCCGCGCAGGTTGGTCAACATGGTTGAATCCTCGTAGTGGGTTGTGCCGCCGCCTTACAGGCCGGCTTGCTTACTGACGTGGGCCACCGCCTCGGTGGGCGAAACGGTGATGCCCTTGGCTTCCTGCTCCGCCGCGTACTGGTGCGCCAGCGCGGTGATGTCCTTCTCGCCGTCCGGCAGGTTGTCAGTCCGCTCGCGCAGCCGGATGGCGGGCTTGCGCGAGGCCATGAACTCGGCAAACCAGGTGGCCGGGGTCTTCTTCGCTTCCTTGCCATCGCTGGCCGAGAAGCTGAATTCGGCGACCGTGCCCGCATCCAGCGCGGTCATGAACTCGGCCAGGCCGGATTCCTCGGCCGGTAGAACGCGGCCGTCCTTCTTCCAGGCGTCGATCTGCGTGCGGATCCGCTCGGCGCGGCGTTCGCTCTCGATCTTGGTCGCACGGCTGTTGGCTGCGTCGACTTGCGTGCTGAATTCGGCTTGCGCCGCTTGACGGCCGGCTTGCTCGCCTTCCTGGCGGGCGCGGTCGATGTCCGCTTGAGTGAGGGTCATTCCAGGGTCTCCACTGAACGTTGGGGCGGGGTCTTGCTCGGCCGAACGCAGGCGCTCGGCCGCTGCTTGAACTTCGGAAATGCGGTATTCGGGAACGATGTTGTTGGCGGCCTCCAGGCCCCGGTCCGTAATCAGCCACTCGCGCACGCTCCGGAACACCCCGCTCACGGACTCCAGCGCCCAGGACAAGCCGCGCAGGTCTGGCGCGGCGAACTCCAGCAACTCGACGCCATCGGGTAGCGCTGCGAAATCGCGCCGGGTGCCCAGGCCGTCCATGGCCGGCGGCGCGGCACCCAGCCAGCCGACGTGCCGCAGTCGCCAGCCGCGCGCCGAGTCCTTGAACACAGACACGGACCGGTTGCGATAGGCCCCGCTGGCCACGCCATCGGCGAACGCCGGATTGATGTCCTCGAACTTGGTGAACAGAGAGTCGCCATCCCGGCGCAGCTCGGCGGTCCAGGCATAGGCCGGATCGGCGTCCTTGGGGTGCCCCAGGACAGCCGGCGCCGCGCCCAGTGCGTGGTTGGCGATGATCTGGTCCAGGTCGGCTTGGCTGAAAGTGACGACGTTGCCCTTCGAGTCCTTATGCGTGCCGGCACGCATGATCTCGATCCAGTCGGACAGGTCGGGCTTGGGGGGGGCTTTGCGTTGGCTCATGCGGCGCAGTGTGAGCTGCGGGCAACGCGATGTACTGATGAACTATTTCAGTAGCCGGTGGAGACCGACAAAGGGAGGGAAAAACCCAGACCGCTTAAAACGGCCTACAAGCGATTTTTAGGGTCCGGACACCCGAAGATACCAACCCGACCCTGATCGTCGTTTTTAAAATGGTTGTAGCCGTTTTTAAACTAGGGTCTCGCGGGGTTCGCTCTCCCGCAAAGTGCCCGACGGCTCATTCCGACGAAAACAGGTCCCCATTGCGGGGCAGAAACCGGGCGTCGTCCCCCAGCTCGTCGAGCACCTGGTAAACGCGGCGGACGGTGTAGCCGACCCTCAACGCGATCTCGTCGACCTGCAGGCGCTCGTGATTGCGCATCTGCCAGATCATCCGGTGCTTGAACTGCTGCAGGACTTTGTCGTTCTTCGGCAGCGTCAACGTTTCGCCCGCGTACCACTCGACCAGGCGCGCGAACGGCACCAGGCCGATGATGTCCAGGATCTCGTGATCCGCCGTCATCACCTTGGGGACGCAAATGTACGCCCCGCCGCGCCACTCCAGCAGGCGCAAGGCGGCCTGCTGCCCTACGCACTCGATCAGCGTGCGTAGGGACTCGGGCAGCGGGGCGACGTTGAGCGTGGAGGTGTCCATGGCGGCTAGACGGCTGCGGGGGCTCCCACCCGGCGCTGCCACTTTTTCAGGGCTTCGATCAGCCGCTGCAGCGTCGCCACGTCGGCGAACCGCAGGGCGTCCAGCTTCGGCTCCTGGCGCTTGCACCAGCGCTCCAGCGCCTCCGGGCTGCCGTTGCGGACGGCGCCATGAGCGGCCAGCGCCGTCCAGATGGCCTCCAGCTTCTGGATCTGCGGTTCGCGGAGGCCCCGCGACGGCGGCGATTTGGGATTCAGCAGCGTGTTGAGCCGGCCGTGGGCCTGCCGGCGCTCGGCGTCGGTCAACTCCGTGGCCGACCGCACGCCGAACAGATCCTGCAGCCAGTCCCTGTACTGGTCCTCGGTCATGCCGGCCTTGACCGCCTTGAAACGGACAAGCTGGCAATCACGCTTGAGTGGGTCGGGAGAAAGTGCCATTACGATCCCCTCGTCTGTGACGCTACCTGTGCGGCGTGCATTGCACGATATATAACGGCGAGGTCATTTCCACCTGTCCGCTCGTAGTACTCCCGCGCGGCACGCGCGCCGGCCAGGATCATCTCTGGCGTCACCTCGTCGTGCCGCCCCGTCGCACTGGCATGGGCGGAGGCCTGAGGCGCGGGCACCCAAGTTCCCCCATCGTAAGGGTCCAGCAACCTCGCCTCTGATTTCCGGACCTGGCAAATGAGGGCGTGCTGAGCCCACGGCGCCAGGCCGGCAGAGCAGTTGCAACTGATGATCCGCACCTGTTCGGCCGGTTGCTGTGGCGGGGTATACGGCCGAGCCTCCTTCTCGCTGCTCTCGGGCGGATAATCCTTGAGCTGATCGTCATATGCAGTCGTCGTCATGATCAAGCGGCCTCCGCCTGGTATTTCGGGAAGCGCGAGACCGGCAGATCGGTGATCACGACTTCGCTTTCGGCCACGGCGATGGCGCCAAACCCCGGCGCCTCTCCGTAGTAGCGTCGAGATCCATCCGGATACTTGGCCACGCCTGCGATGCGCCACACCGTGGCGTGATCGGCGTTACTCCCGTTCGCTACGCGGCGCGGGATAAAGTGCTGACCCCGCTTGAACGGGCAGCCCGCGAACTCCGCGTCGGGGTCGGCAGCCGCGACGCGCTCATCGATCTCGCTGCCGAACACCAGGCGCTTGATCATGGAGGCCGCACCGGTGCACACCGCGCTGTACTCCAGGTCGCCGCTGCAATGGGCATAGCGCTCCAGACTGCTGGCGAAGAAGCGCGCGTCTCCCATGTCGGCCAGGCGCGCGAGCGCGGCCAGGCGGCCGTTCTGCTCGGCCTGAATGTGATTGCAGACCGCGCGGCGGGCGATCTCTTCGGCAAAGGCGATCCAGTCACCGCCCTTTGGTCCGAAGTACTCGGCCGCGACTTCCTTGATTTCCGACACCGGGACGATGCCCGGCACCCTGTCTTGCTGTTCCATAGGACTCCCCGTTATCGGCTGCTCATCAGTACCCGGCCACCACGCCGGGCAGACAGGCGGCCCGCCTGGGCCGCCCGTTTCGCTTGCGTGGATCAGTTCACGGCGTCCTTGAGCGCCTTGGCGGCGCTGAACGTCGGCTTGTTGCGGGCGGCGATTTCGATGGCTTCGCCGGTTTGCGGGTTGCGGCCGGTACGCGCCTCCATGTGGCTGACGCTGAACTTGCCCAGGCCGGGCAGCGTGACTTCGTCGCCCTGGCGCAGAGCTTCGTGGACCGTTTCACCCAGGGCACGGATCACCGAGTCCGCCGTGGTCTTGGTGAATCCGGTCTTGTCGGCCAGGGCGGCGGTCAGTTCGGGAAGGTTCATGCAGTTCTCCAGTGGTAGGAAGGTGCCGCATAGCGGCGTAGGGACAACAAATGGGCCTCGCCCAATGCAAGGCCCAGGGAAATCAGCTCACTGCGTCGATCTCGAAGGGCTCGATGGTGAAGTCCTCGACTCCACTGACGATGTTCACGCCCGCGATGCCTGCAACAGCTTTCGGATCCGCCAGCATGGCTTCCTTGTTCGGCTCTTCACGGGTGCGGATGAAGCGCTGCAGACCCAGGCTGCGCAAGGCATCCAGCACTTTCTCCACGGCTCGGATGCTCACGCTCGGCGGACGCAGTCGCCAGGAAACCTCCCCGGTGATCAGGTTTGCCGTCTTGCCCCCGGCCGACAGCAGCTCGGCACGGTGGGCCTCGCACCAGGTCTGAATGCCGTTCGCCAACGCATCGACGCGCTCCTGCAGGGCGTCGATGCGGTCCTTCCTTGCGGCCGTGATCGCGGCGACCTGGTCGTTGATGTCGGCGTTGATACGCGACAGTTCTCGCTGGGCATCACCCAGTTCACGGATTGCATCCATGACCTGGTCGCGGCTTTGGCAGGCAAACGCCGCAGCCTTCGTCTTCGTTTTCTTGGTAGCCATCTCGTTTCCTTCTTCGTGGGGTTCGGGTTACTCGGGAGACTCGGCCGCCAGCTCGGCGCCGACCAGGGCCAGCGCGATATGGGCCGGACCGGGATTGCAGTCCAGGAGGCAGCGGATTTGCGCAGCGACCGTCTCGGTCAATTCGCGCTGCTCCAAGGGCAGCTTCGCCACCACGTTGCGAATCTGCTCCAGGGTGGTTTCCTCGTGGGTCATGGCGTCACACCTCCAGACGCGGCCGAGGGCCATCGTCGGGCGAGTGATCGCCCAGGCTGGGCATGGTGTCCATCGGGGCGCACAGCAGGCTGTCCAGCCGGATGCGGGACGCCTGACCACGCTCGTAGATGCCCGGCAGCATGGCGCCGACCACCAGGGCGCCGGCCGTCCAGAGGATCAGCGCCAGGCGGGTATATCGAAGCGGGACGCGAACGCGAGGCGGACGCGCGGGTTCTCGGACCAGGAAAGGGGTATCCATGTCTGCCTCTCTCATTCGCGGCGCATGCCGCCCATGAACAGCACTTTTTCTGCAACCTGCTCGACCAGCTCGGCTGTGAGCGGGTATTTTTTGAGGCCGTAGTCACGCAGCGCGGGAATGAAGTTCTCGATCAGCATTCGCGCACTGCCCCGGCAGTAGTGCCACAGCGCCTCCAGGACCTCGTCGTCCAGCTCGCCCTGGTCATTCAGGGCGGCCTGGGCCAGTGCGTCAGCGTCCTCGCGCGAGATCGCGCGAATGTTCTGCGGCCAGAACCCGACGCGGCTGCGGATCTGGTCGAACTGCCCATGCAGCGGTTTGATGATCTGTTGCAGTCGGTCGGTACCCACCAGCACGACGCCCACTTCGGCTTTGTCGCGGATGCGGCGCAGGTAGTGCAGGCACTGCGGCATGACCGTCTCGGCCTCGTCCAGCACGATCAACGTGGTGGAACCCGCCAGCGCCGTGCAGATGGCGTTGAACCGCTGATCCATGGACCGCCCAGAGGCGGCGGACAGCTTCTCCAGCAGTTCGTCCAGCAGGACGCTGGGCGTCATGTTCGGGTTGGCTTCCACCAGGACGGTATGCGGGTTGCGGCTGCAGTAATCCTTGACGGCGGCGGTCTTCCCAACGCCCACAGCGCCAGTCAGGATCCCGAAGTTGTGATAGTCCCTGGCGCGCTTGCAGACGACCTCGACCATTTTGGAAATGCTGGTCGGAACGTAGGTCACACGCGGCGAGGCCGTCCGATTGCTGAACGCGTCCAGGGCCGAGGTCAACAGGTTCAGTTGATACGTCGGGTCGGCCGTGTACTTGCCGTTGAGCAATACGGACAGCGTCGCGGAATTGACCCGCGCCAGCCGGCCGATCCATGCCCGCGTGTAGCCACCCGCGTTTAGGAACTCGATGATCTGGCACACCTGGGCCTGATGGTCGGCATTGAAAAACTCGCTCCATTCGGTCGGCATGGGGATGTCGGCCCGGGGCGTCCTCTTGGCGGTCTTGGGGTTCAAGGCGGTTCCTTTACTCGTTGTCCAGCAAGTCGATGACGATCCCGGCGCCCTTGCGTTTCGGGGCGAGCTGGGGCGTGACCAGATCGCTCTGCTCCAGCGAGGTCAGTTGATCGTTGATGGTGATGGCGTCCTGGCGGCGGGCGACGGCTTCGTCGGCGGCACGCTGCAGGCGCTTGACCTGGCCGGCCAGGCGCTTGTCGCGCTGCTCTTCCAGGCGCGAAGTCGGCAGCACGCCGATGGTGCTGACCAATTGCGGGGCGCAGATGAAGCGGTCCCGGTCGTCGAAAACCCACACGGTGCGGTCGTCGTGCAGGTCGTATTCCACGACCACGCGCTTGCCGTCGTAGAGCGACAGCGCATCGTGGAAGTACATGCGCTTGTGCAGTTCCACCATCTGCCGCCGCACCGCTCGCCGCTCGCGCGGACGCACGACGGCTTCGGCGGGCAGGCTGACGGGGACGCGCTGGAGCCCTTGCCAAACCTGGGCCGGTGTCTTGCCGTCTAGCGCGTCCTCCAGCGGGGTGTTGTTGTACTCGTCGATGTAGCGGGCCAGGGACGCGTGGTAATTCTCCAGGGTCGGCAGCTTGCGCTTGCCCGCGTCGATATCGGTCGTTAGCCGGCGGTTGATTTCCTGCGCCATGTCGTTACCGCAATAGACCATGCCCCCGGCGAAGAATTTGTCGTGGTGATCGCGCACGGTGCGGAACCAGCGTTCGATCCAGCCCTTACCGTGCGGGTTGCCGGGCAGCGCGCCGATGACTTCGATGGAGAACCGCTGGTAGAAACCGGTCGCCTCGTCATTGAGCATGCGCGCCCGCCAGCCCGCGCCCCGGTCCAGGTACAGCCAGGCCGGGACGTGATCGTTGCCGCGCAGTGCATGCGACAGCGCGAACAGCGTCGACACTGCGGATTCGGCATCACTCAGATACCAGCCGGTGATGTAGCGGCTACGCACGTCGATGAACGCGGTCAGCTCGGGCCGGTATGGCCGGCCGGTGTTCGGGTGGGCGACATAGCAGTCGATGGTGTGGCCGTCGCCCGCGTAGACCTCGCCGACCTGCAGCGATGACGGATCGCGCGGCTGATACCGCTGGCGCCGCAGGCGATGCAGATGGCGCCCGACCCGGTCCGGGCTGTTCTCGCCCACGGTCGCGGGCAAGGCCCGCAGAAAACTCGATACGCGCTTTTCCGAGGCGGTGTCGAAACCCTCCTTGCGTAGTTGCAGCGCGACGGCCGACATGGACGGCTTGCTTGGGATGTTGTAGAGCGCCACGGCGCGCATTTCCCAGCCGTACTCCTGGCGCACGCGGCCGGTGAACTTGGGCAGCAGCCCGACCTTGCCTTCGCGCTTGTAGGCCGACAGCCAGCGCTTCAGCGTGGGCACGCTCGGGATCTCCTTCAAGGCTACGAGGGCGGATGCCTGGGCGGCATCCAGCGCGTTGGCTTTGCACCGGGTATGCAGCAGCGCGGCGACATGGTTGGCGGAAGCTCCGCCCGCCATCATCGCGGCGCCGGCCCGGATCAGGTCGAAGCGGTACTGGGCGAGCTGCCGCGCATTGGCGCTGGCCGTCTGCCACGGGTCGCTCTTGTTGAGCATGGCCGGCACCTGGTGCACCAGGGTCGGCTTGAGTGCGAGTGCACGCGACATATTCCCCCCGTTTCCTGGTTATTTCGCCGGCTTGGTTTTCGGACGGCCCCGGCCCTTCGGACGGTCCATTTCCCGCTCCCAGGCGCGCAGGGTCTTTTCGTGCTCGTGTTCGGCGGTCAGTTCCTTGAACTCGCGCGCGCACTGCAGGACCTCAGGCGGGCTCAGGTAGTCGATGCTGGTGTGACCGCCGGAGACGGCCTCTATGCCGAACGACTTTTCGAGCTGAGATGCGAGCGCGGCGGCGCGATGAATGACCAGCGCAACAGACCCGTACAGATGGCGAGCCAGCGGGGTGTTCCATTCATCGTCGGACGCGCGGTTGAACTGCTCCCGGAACTGGCGTTCCAGGTCGTCGATGGCCAACTCGGCTTTCTTCGCCAGCGCCGCCGACTCCAGGCGAAAGTCCTGCACGTCAGGCGGGACGGTGCCCCCGGTCTTGACGCGGCCGTCCTGCAGCTCGCGCAGGCGCGTCTGGACCATCTCCAGTTCGGTCTGTGCCGTCTCGCGCTCGACGGCCAGGTCGGCGTTCTTTGCTTGCAGCTCGCGGATCTTGAGGCGCAGGCCGCGTACAGACAGGTCGGCCAGGTCATCGAATTTGTCGTCGTCGTCGAAGAGCTGCTGCAGAACCTCAGGGTCAGCCTGAGCCAGTTCAAGAACCTTGGACTTGGGCAGGGCCAGGACCTTTGCACGCTCCGCATCGGGCAGGCTAGACGCGAAGCGCGCATAGGTCATCGCTTCGAAGGCCCGTTGTTTTGGAATACCGTGCTCTGCAAGCAGCGCCTCGAAGGATCCATGCGGACACTCGGCACGGATGCTCAAGAGTTGCAGACCTGCGCCTATGACCAAGCGAAGCGCCTGGTTTGTGCTCTCGATGGCGGCCCGCAAGCGAAGTTCGATCGTGCTTTTCACGTCGATTTGCAGTTCAGAAGCAAGCTGTCGCTCCGCATCTCCGAACTCAAAAGTCCGGACGTCCGGACTTTTAGCGGTCGCAACCGGCAGCGTCTGTGGCTCAACCGATTCTTTCGGAGCTTGGCGAAAAGCACGAACCTCTGCACCGTCAGGACCGGGCTGGGCCGCGCCATCGAAAACGTCAATGGCGATTTCGCTCTTAGTGAGGCGTCGTGTCATTTGGCGCCCCTAGCGGTCACCGGTCGCTTCATGCCAAGGGCAACGGCTATTTGATGGCCAACTCCGTAGTTGCCCTTCTGGACGCCGCGCACAACACGTGAAACGGTGACGTAGTCGAACCCATTCTCAGCAGCCCATTGCTTGAGAGTTACGCCCTGTTCGCGCAATTTGCTCTTTGCCTCTTGTCCTGTCATATTGACCCTCTCAAATGTGCACTATGTGTCATACATTTGTTGGTCAATATATCAAACAAACGATTACCTGTGCAAGGGGTTTTAGATGTCTTCAATCGGCGACAGGCTAAGAGAAGAGCGAAAGCGCTTGAACCTATCCCAGGAGGCATGCGGCATCGCGTGTGGCGTAACGAAGATGTCGCAGCTGAATTACGAGGGAAACAAACGTTCCCCTGATGCAGCCTATCTACAAGCATTCGCTAACCTGGGCGGGGACGTTCAATTTGTGCTGACAGGCGTACCGTCTGTGGCGCAAGGGATCTCGCTTGCTCAGGTCGAACGTGCAGCCGAGCAGGCCTACCAGATGGTGCTGGGATCGGGGATTCAGGCGTCGAGCAAGCAATTCAGTCGCATGGTCCTGGCACTTCTACTCCCGGACGAGCCAGGCTCGGGGGAGAAGGCAAGACGCATTGCGAATGTGACCGCAGGGCACGGCAGTTTGGTCGCACAGGGGGATGGCATCGTTCAAGTCGGCGGAAAAGTCCGAATTTCGCGCAACCGATAAATGGTGTTCATTTGGGAAGCAATTGAACGAAGCGAGGCAACGCCGTACTATCCAGTTACAACTATGGAGTCTGAGGGGTTGCAGTGCAAGAGGATCGGGGGACACGTTCTCGGGCCATAGGATCCGGGAACATTCAGGTCGGCGGAGATCTCTACATTTCCGTTTATCACACGACCACTGCTCTACCGCGCAGCAGATTGACGGCTCAGCACAAACGCCAAATCGCAGCGCTAGTGGGGGCGATTGAGCAAGCAGAGTTGGGCAAGGTTTCGGCAAAGATCATTCGAGGGTCAATGAATCGAAAGCTTGGCGTTCGCACGATTGACGAGTTGGATGCCAACGACCTACCTAAAGCGCTGCTGTATCTGAACGGCTGGCGAGCGTGTGTCGGAAATGAACCGTTGTCGGATGCAGCGATGGTCTCTCAGATCTTGCGGATGGGAGCTATCTGTGGGTTGCTGGGCGAGGTGGAAGAGTTCGCACAACGTGCATTTCATACCACCCAGATTATGTCGCTAAAGGGCTGGAGTCTTAAATGCGTGATGGCATATGCCATGTATAAATGGCAACGACATTGGGGACAGATTTAATGCTGAGCAAAGCTTTCGAAGTGTTCGCGTGGTCGTCGTTGGCTATGTCCGTCTATTTCGTCGTGCGTAGCATGTATATCGCGGTTCTGTACGATCATTATGTCTCAGTGACCCGGACGCCTGTCTCTAGGTTGAAAGGTACCTGGACGCAGCTTCTTTTAGGATTACTCGCACTCGTCCTGACAGTTGCTTTCGCCTTTGGTGCGTATTTCACCTTACCTACGAAGTTTAGGGCTGCCGGGTTCCCAGCCTTATCGGCCATCAGCGCAGTTGCAATCGCCTAACTGCTACTGCTGAAACGTTTCATCAATTCCTAGCCTACCCCCATCCGTAACCTTGACCTCGGCAAGGTTACGGGTGCCACCATCAAGCGCACCCAGGTTTACAGGGGACGCGCGATGCCACACCTCCCGCCACCGCTGGGTGGTACCTCTTTCTTCTCGGTGTCGTTGGCCGATGCATCGATAGTCGAAGCGATGCATCGAGAGATCTCTAACGGCCTAGCAACCGGGGAACCGGCCACCGTTGTTCGCGCCAATATCGAAGCACTGATGGACCGACCGCATGGTCTGTGCACCCATCGAGAAACGTCGGTGGATACGTCAAGTGATTGTCGACCATCAAAGCCATGATGTATTGGGCCATTAGCTCGGCCAGCAACAGCCGGTAGCCCTCAGACCATTGCGCAATCTCTTCCGCAGTTAGTGAGTTGCCCTCCAGGAGGGCAAAAAATCCCGCCTCCAAGTCAAGCGGAAGTGCGCGATCACCGCGAACTAAGCGGTTTTTTTGCGCAAATCCATAGAAGAACTCCACCACTTGATCGGCCGATACATGGGTTGGGGGCATGTTATTGCCTTCATTTTTTTGGACCTTTTGCAGATTAGCACCCTTGCGAACACTCCCTCGACTGCTGCTGAAACGTTTCATCAATCGCTGATACCCCCCCATCCGTAACCTTGACCTCGGCAAGGTTACGGGTGCCACCATCAAGCGCACCCAGGTTTACCTGGAGTGCGTATGAAAATTCCTCGGGTCAAAACGCCCCGGCTCACGCTCTGGTTCGTCATCAGCGTGGCGCTGGCGGTGCTCGCCTACACGACACGGCAGCATGACACGCTGCTGTCCATCACCTTCTACAAAGCCCACCTCATGTCCCTGGGCGGCTGGGGCGGATACTGGCTCGACCGGGTCCTGTTCCCCTATGCCCGCCCGCATACGTTCCTCGACGCACTGGCGCCGGAAGTCGAGGTCGATGAAGGCGTCCTGAAGGCCGTCCGGTCGGTCGACGACATCCCGCAGTTGTCCATGGAATCCCTCGATGGCATGGGCGGTATGGGGCTGTTCTGCATGGCTGCACTGCGACGCGCGGTCATCGTTGCGGCCAGCCTGATCTGCGTGGGGATGGCCGCATGATTGCGCCCGTCCTTCCCTTCATTGCGGGACTCGCGCTGATCTGGCTGGCCATTCGGTGTCCGGCTGACGAGTTCAAGCGTCCTTATGTGGCGGGCTTCGCGTGGACGGCGGTCTTCCTGCTCTTAAGCCTGATCGCCACAGCGGCACACGCCCAGGTTCCCCAGGATGCATTGCGCTACCGGCTGGAGCTGAAGCGCCAGGCGCAACTGGTCTGGGGCCTGGATGCCCCGGTGGCGACGTTTGCCGCGCAGATCCACCAGGAAAGCCGCTGGCGGGCCGATGCACGAAGCCCTGTAGGGGCACAAGGGCTCGCCCAGTTCATGCCCGTCACGGCCTCGTGGATCAGCGGCGCCTACCCAGCTCTCGGCGAGAACGCCCCGTTCAATCCGACCTGGGCACTACGCGCGCTGGTGACCTACGACAAGCACCTGCACGCACGGGTTGCCGCGCGGGACCCGTGCGAGCGCATGGCGTTTGTTCTGTCTGCCTACAACGGCGGGCTGGGATGGGTCTACAAGCGTCAGCGCGTATCCAGCACGCCCGACGTGTGCCTGGGCGCTACGTGCGAGATCAACCCCGGGATCACGTCCGCCAACCAGCGGGAGAACGCGGCCTATCCGCGCCGCATCCTGCTGCAACACGAACCGCTGTATCGCAAGGCCAACTGGGGTGCGGGGAGCTGCCCATGAACGGATTCGGATCTGCGATAGCGGCGGCCACGGGCCAGCGGCTGGTGTGGGGATTGATTGCGGTCCTGATGCTGCTGGCGGCCGCCTGCGGCCTCACGGGCTACCTGGTCTACGACTACATGGACAACGCACGCACGGCCGACGTGGCGAAGGTCCAGGGGACGCTGGACAAGCTGCTGCTGGATCAGGCCAATGCGGCGCTGGACGATACCCGCCAGGTTCGGGCGGCCGAACACGAGTCTGTGTCCGACATGGCCCGGGCCATGGTCGACCTCAAAAAGGTGATCAACGATGGTCAGCAACGTCAGAAGAAGTTTGAAGGTGACCTGCGCTCTGGCGCTATCCGGGTGTTCGTCCCTGTCGTGCCCGCCCGCACCGCCGCCGGATCCCCCGGCGCCGCAGATGCAACTGGCGCCGCTGCCGCTGGAGAAGCGCGTGCCGAACTTGCGCCAGCGTTTGCATCAGCTCTGGACGGTATCACCGCCGACGGAGACGCCTACATCGAAGAACTGAATTTCTGCATCGACCGCTACAACGCGGAGCGTCAGCGCGCCGCCGAGCTGGAGCGGCGCAGGGCTGCGGGGGGCACCGGGCGATGAATGAACGGCTGTTCGAGCTGGCCCAGCAGTTGGAAGAGCGGGCGCGCGAGGAAGGGCTGGCCAGGATCCAGCGCGCCAATGTCCCGAACGGAACGGCCCGCATGTCGTGTATCGACTGCGAGGACGACATTCCGGCAGAACGCCGGGCGGCAGTAGTCAACGTGCAGCGCTGCATAGCCTGCGAAATCCGCGTCGAGAAGGCGAACAAATGGGGGAAGAAATGATGTCGGCAAACGAAGCGGGTACGCAGCGCGTGCTGGGCGAGATCCTGGGCGAGCTGCGAGGCATTCGCAGCCAGATGGAGAGCAACCAGGAGGCGACGAATCGCCGTATCGATGACCTCAAGGCCAGCGTCGACACGCGCATCAACGGTCTGACCGATCGGGTCGAAGTGGTGGAAGCCGGCCAGGCCAAGCTGCTGACGAAGACGGCCAGCCTGGGCGGTGTCGCGGGCGGCCTGGTGTCGGGAGTGATCGAACTGATCAAGTGGAAGGTCGGCGGCTGATGGCCCACGACCAGAAAACCCGCAACCAGGTCCGCGCCAAGTACATCCAGGGCCTGCCCCTGGCTACAGCGGCGGAGACCTGCCAGGTGGCGTACCAGACGGCGCGCAACTGGAAGCGGGCGGCCAAAGAGAACGGCGACGACTGGGACCACGCGCGCGCGGCGCGGCGGCTCTCGAAGGGCAGCATCGAAGAGCTGACGAACCAGGTGCTGGAAGAGCTGACGACCCAGTTCATGGCCACGTTCGAGGCGATGAAGGCCGACCCGACGATGGATGCGGTCAAGAAGTCGGACATCCTGGCCCGGCTGTCCGACAGCTACGTCAAGACGGTCAATGCGGCCGGGCGCGCCAACCCGGCGTTGAACGAGCTGTCGCGCACGATGGACGTGCTCAAGGACTTGAGCGAGTTCATCGCCGACCGTTTTTCCAAGCACCGCGCGGCGTTCCTGGAGATCCTGGAGGCGTATGGGCAAGAGGTGGCGCGCAAACACGGGTAAGTGGGCGGTACGCGCGGCAGTAGTGGGCGTGACCGCGTTGGTGTACCTGCAGATCCTGTTGTCCCTGCTGGAAGTTCGGCGGGCATTGATTGATCTGCAGGTGCTTTTTCGTTGAAGGCAGGCAAAGAGGCAGTGGCGTGAACGAACGAGACAGGATCTTGGACAAGATCAGGAAGTGCCTAGCGTTGTCGGCCAGCAGCAATGAGCATGAGGCCAAGGCGGCCTTGCGCCAGGCCCGCAAGCTGATGGAGACGCACGGCATCAGCGAGCTGGACGTTCAAGCGGCGGAAGCCGAAGAGCGCCGCGCACGATCCAATGCTGAAGCCAGGCCGGCAAACTGGGAAACGGCGCTTGCATGCCACATCGCCGATGCATTTGGCTGCAAGGTCATTTTCTCCAGCGGAGCGTGGTCAGCGCATCGTCGGGCGCGTGGTGAGTGGTGCTATATCGGCTGCGGCGCGGCGCCTGAGGTTGCACAGTACGCATTCTCGGTACTGGAACGGCAAGCCAGGCGAGCGCGCGAAAGCCATATCAAGGCCCGCCTAAAACGCTGCAAACAGGCCACGAAGACCCGCCGCGCCGACCTGTTCAGTGAGGGCTGGGTTCGCGCTGTAGCCGGCACCATTGAAGCGTTCGCCGGGAATGACCAGCAATCCGCGGCAATCGATGCCTACGTGGCGTCCCGTTACCCGGCGCTTCGGGATTTGCAGGCGACCGACCGGAACGGGGGCCGGCGCTTGCGCGAGCATGAGTACAACGATTTCGCCGCTGGGCATGAGTCTGGCCGAGACGTTCGGCTCAACCGTGGCGTGGCCGGCAGCGAACCGCTACGAGCGCTGGAATAAGAGACATGGCAAAGAGTCGCCTTTCATCCAAGCAGTTCCTGGAAGAGCTGGCCGCGTTCGCGGACGAACAGCGCCAGCTTATCGAGACCGACTGCGCGGCATTCCCGACCGACCATGCCGCCCGCGATCAGCGCATGACGCGCGTGCAGAACGGCGACTTCCGATTCTTCTTCTACACGTACTTTCCACACTACATTCGGTCGCCCGAGCCCTCGGTATTCCATGACTGGGCGTTCGACACCTTGCCGGCCAGGATCGACAGCCCCAAGGGCTGCAAAATCGACGCGTCGGCGCCGCGCGGCGAAGCGAAATCCACGGTGGTCACGCAGGCGTTCACGCTGTTCTGCATCGTCACCCGCCGCAAGCGGTTCATCCCCATCGTGATGGACTCCCTGGATCAGGCGCGCATGATGCTGGAAGCCATCAAGGTCGAACTGACTGAGAACCCCCGGTTGCGCATGGATTTCGCCGAGGCCGTGGGCCAGGGCCGTGTCTGGAATGCCGGGATCGCGCTGACCGCGCAGAACATCAAGCTGCAGGCGTTTGGCTCGGGCACCCGCATGCGGGGCATCCGACATGGCCCGTACCGGCCGGATCTGGTGCTGTTGGATGACATCGAGAACGACGAGAACGTCACGCAGAAGACCCAGCGGGACAAGAAGGAAGCCTGGCTGCGCAAGGTCGTGATGCCGCTTGGCCCGCCGGACGGCAGCATGGACATCGTGTACCTGAACACGATCCTGCACTACGACTCGGTCGCCAACCGCATCCACAAGTCCCCGCTGTGGGAGTCGGTGAAGTTCAAGGCCATCATCGAATGGCCCAAGCGCATGGACCTTTGGGAAAAGTGGGAGGAAATCTTCCTCAACCAAGGCGAGGAAGAGGCCGACGCCTACTACGCACAGCGCAAAGCGGAAATGGATGATGGCGCCGTGGTGTCGTGGCCGTCGATGCGTCCGCTGCTGATGCTGATGAAGATCCGGGCGGACGATCACCATGCGTTCGACTGCGAATATCAAAACGACCCGGCCAGCGACGAGAATGCCCCGTTCCAGATCATTACGTTCTGGGTTCAACCCTGCCGCGATTGGATCTTTTTCGGGTCCAACGATCCGTCTATGGGCAAACAGAACAAGGGGCGTGATCCTTGCGCCATCTTGGTGGGCGGTTTGGACCGTGCTCAAGGCATCTTGGACGTAGTCGAAGCCCGCGTGGTGCGTATGGTGCCGGACATGCAGATCCAAACTATGGTCGACTTTCAGCGCGAGTACAACTGTCTGGTGTGGGGCATCGAAGCCGTCGCGTTTCAGGAGTTCTTCAAGGACGAACTGGTCAAGCGCTCGCGCAAAGTTGGCATCCCCGTACCGGCACGAGGCCTCACTCCCAATAGTGACAAGGACCTGCGCATTCTCTCTCTACAGCCGCATGTAGCAAACGGCACGATACGCCTGCACCGCAACCAGTCCACCCTGTTCGAGCAGCTCCGACATTACCCCGAGGCCGATCACGACGACGGCCCCGACGCCCTGCAGATGCTGTTCATGCTGGCATTCAGCGGCCTGGGCGCCACCATCCCCAAGATTCTGACCGGCAAGCGCCGATAGGTACCCATATGGCCATCCTGCCCTCCATCAACCGGTTCGCCCGCAACGTCAAACGGATATTCGGCGTCGAGGCGGCCGGCGCGGACACCGATCCGCACTTTTTCAGCCGGCTGCAGACGCTGCCGAACCCGGACCCGGTCCTGCGAGCGATGGGACTGGCCGATACCGTCTATGCGTCGATCATGGCGGATCCCCACGTGGCCGGCGAGATCCGGTCCATCCGTGGGGAAATGCTAGGCATGGACTATCGCATCGTGACCTGGGACGAGGACAACCCCAAGGCCCAGGCGGCGCGCGATCTGTGCGAGCAGTGGATGCAGCGAGAGCAGCCCAACGCAGCAGCGGACTGGCTGGAGACCATGTGGCAAATGATGGCGGCCGTTCTGACCGGCTATCGCGTCCATGAGGTGGTCTGGGACATTTGGGACGGTTCCATCATGCCCGCCGAGATCCTGGATAGGCCCAACCGTCGATTCCTGTTCACACCAGAAGGCCGGCTGCAGCTCCTGACCCGTAAGAACCCGCTGGGCCAGGTCGTAGATGAGCCTCATAGGTTCCTGGTTTCGCGCAATGCCGCGTCGATCCAGAATCCCTATGGGACCGCGCTGTTGTCGTCGTGCTACTGGCCCTGGGTCTTCAAGACCGGAGGGTGGAAGTACTTCGTCAAATACTGCGAGCGGCATGGGCTACCGTGGCCCGTGGCCCGCTACGGTGTCGGTGCGAGTGACAAAGATCAAGCCGACCTAGCCAGGGCGATCGAGGCGATGACCGAAAGCGGATATGCCATCGTGCCGGACGGCACCGGCGTCGAACTGCTAGTGCCCACGAGCAGCGGTTCTATGCTGCCGCAGGAAGCGCTCATCAACCTGTGCAACCGGGAAATGTCGAAAGCGCTGACCGGCCAGGCCATGATCGCCGAGTTGACCAACGTTGGCGCCCGAGCCGCATCCGAGACTGCGTTGACGAGACAAAGCAGCATCAATGATGCGGACCGGGGCATCGCCGCATCGTCGATGTCGCGGCTGTTCCGGCACATCACGACCTTTAACTTCGGCGAGGACGTGCCATCGCCCGAACTGGAGTTCTTCAAGCAAAAGGCGGCTGGCAAGGAACGCGCGGAAACGTATCGGCTAGCGGCCGATGCGGGCGCCAGACCGTCCAAGGCGGCCATGCTGGAAGAGCTGAATATTCCGCAGGCCAAGGACGACGATGATGCGCTGTTGCCGACGACCAGGTCGACGACCAGCGAGTTTGCCGCGCCCCGGGCTGCAGGTGTCACGCTGACCCAGGCCGAACGCGACGAGGAAGCACGGATCGCGGAAGCCACGCGGACCGCCGACGCTGCCATCGAGGCCAAAATCCTGCAGCCCATCGCGGACATGCTGGCCCAGTACGAGGCCGAGGGAAGGACTCTTGCCGAGTTCCAGGCGGGGCTGGCCGCGCTGCTGGACGGCATGGACGACACGGAACGCCGGCAATTTGCGGACCAGGCGCTGACCTGGTCGTACCTGCAGGGCTACGTCGACAGCGAGGCCGACCATGGCAGCGCCTGAGGTCGCCGCCTTCGGCGTCAAGGCCAACCGGGCTATCGCCAACCTCCGGCAGAAGATCCCGGCCACGACCCAGCGCGCGAATGAGTGGCAGGGGCCGATCCACGGCCGCCAGTTCACGGTCGCCGGGGCACCCGCCGACGTGGTCGCCGATATCCATGCGGCCGTCGTCAAGGCCATCGACGAGGGGCGGACACTGTCTCAGTTCCGCAAGGAGTTCGACCAGATCGTCAAGCGGTCGGGCTGGACGTACAACGGCACGCGCGGCTGGCGCACAGCGCTGATCTACCGCACGAATATGCATTCGGCGTACATGGCCGGCCGCTGGCAGCAGATCCTGGACGGCGCGGACCGGCGGCCGTACCTGGAGTACCGGTCGATGCGGGACGCCAAGGTCCGCCCACAGCACCGGGCCTGGGATGGCACGATCCTGCCCATCTCGTCCCCGTGGTGGCGCACGCACTATCCGCCGAACGGCTGGAATTGCCGGTGCACGGTCCGCTCGTACTCGGAACGCGAGCTGCGCGCCGCGCGCAAATCGGTGTCGCCGCAGCCCGAGGTGCAACGCCGGCCGATCATCGACGAGTACGACGAGATCGCGGACTGGGTGCCGGACGGGATCGACAGGGGATGGGACCACAACGTCGGCCAGGCATGGCTGGAGCCGGATCTTGCCCTAGGCAAGCGCCTGGCCAGCCTGCCGGCGGACATCCAACAGGCGGCCGTGCGCACGTCGGTGCCGCCGGAGTATCGGCAGATCCTGGCGGATCGGTGGCGCGAAGCGCTGGCCGCTGGGGAAGCCGTCGCCGACCGGGTCCCGCGTATCGTGACGTTCATGGACGGGCCACTGATCGACGCCTTCAAGCGGCAATACCCAACCGCGCAATTCGGATCCGTCACCATCGCGGCCACGGCGCGTAGCAATCTGACCGCGTGGCCGCGCCGCTGGCTGGAGCAACTGCCCGAACTGCTAAAAGACTACAAGGCGGTCCTGGTGGATGGCGCGGATCCGGCGCTACTCGACCCGGTGCTGGTGCTGCTGACGGACCTGGTGGATGGCCAGCGGCGGGGCGTCATACGGATGCAGCTCAACCAGGCGGTCGACGGTCTGTATCGGGCGCCGGTGGTGAAGCTCGAAATGCTGGACGCGAACGAATTAGAGGGCGGGCGGTTCAATGCTGTCAGTCCGCGAGGGGGGCGTTAG